CTTCTTGTCCATCTGATCGAAGCGGCGTTCGTAGTCCTCTACCTTTTGCCACAATACTCCGTAGCGGACCGGATCAAAGTTTGCATCATCGAACGCCATTTACTTCCCCAACAACTGATTTAGGATTTCTTGGTCTGCGTCGCCGCGCAGGCGATTGCGCTGGAACTCGCGGGTTTTCGGGCCTTGCTGCTTGCCAGATACATCGGGGCGGGCAGCGCGAAGGCTCTCGTCCATCTGATCGGCCAGGTCCATCATGCGCTCACGATTGGCAATAGCCGCCTGACGGGCACGTTCATCTTTGGCACGAGCTGCAAGCTGTTCAAACGCAGCGGCTTTTTCCCGTGCTGTTCTGGCAGTCTGTTCCACCCATGCGCGGTCCATCATTTTCTCAGCGATTGCCTTGTCAGACAATGCCTTGAAGCCTGGTGCGACTTCCGACAGATCGACCTTGGTCTTTTCCCATGCCACCTTCTCGGCAGCGGTCAAATCGAATCGCTTGCCTGCGGTGACCTTGTTGGCCGCTGTCTCCAGTGCCGAGCCGAAGTTGCTGAAGGTTTCCGGCGTGGCGCCCTTGATGCCTTGGCTGACGGGCACCAGTTTGCCGGTCATCGGGTCCAGATCGAACAACACCTCGCCACTGGTCGGGCGACGTGCGGCAGCTTCAGCAGCGGCCTGTTGCAGCTCTGCTTGTTGAGCAGCACGGTAGTCCACACCACGCTGGAGCAGGTCTTCCTGACGCAGGCGGTTCATCTGTGCCTCGGCCGCAGATGGAGCCGCAGGGTTGTAGCCCAGCATCTTATTGGGCACGGGCTGCGCTGGCACGTATGGCGCACCTTGCAGCACGAAGTCGGGACGCGACATCCCCTCGACCGGGGGCAGAGGCAGTCGCTTGTCGGCAGGCATGGCCCGCTTCAACTGGAACTCAGGTGTGCCCATGCGCTTGGCGAAAATCTTGCCAGCCAGGGTCGAGGTACCTGCACCGATGGCCGCACCCTCTGGGCCGCCCAACGTGGCAAAACCAATCGTGCCGCCCACGCCACCACGACGCAGCATGGTGTACGGGTCAGACGTCACAACCGGGCGCATGGACGCGATCTCAGGGTATGTCCCGGCCACGTCGGCCAAGTCCTTGAGATCACCGGTCAGCTTGATGCCGTTGCGCACATCGGCCGCGAGCTGGTTGGGGTCAACCTGTTTGGTGATTGGGTCAATGGCGCGTTCCCAGTCGTAAGACTTCGCCAGGGCTGTACGGTCTGCACGATACTGAGCCACCACCGAGTCGTCGGCAATGTTGTTCTCGATCAGCTTTTCCAGCGTGTCGGCGATCTTCAGGTTGGCCTTGGCGACGTCAATGTCGGCAGGCTTGGCGTCAGCGCGGCGCAGGGTGACCTTGGCGTCGTTCCTGAAACCGCGAATCTGATCAAGCACCTCTTGACCAGTCAGACCACTTTCAATTTGGGACTGCACACGATCCACCACCGAGTTGACAGCGTTGATCTTGTCGGGGTTGCTGGTGGACTTGGGGTTTAGGCGCATCTTGCCCAGATCGGCAATTGCATCGTCCGTATTCTCCAGCTTGCCCATGTTGCCGATGATCAGATGCGACGTGCTGTTGCGGTCACGGTACGCATTGAGAGCTGCCTCGTCGAGAGGCGTGTTCTCGGGCAGACCCAGCGAACGGCGAGCTGTGTCGTTCCACACAGGCAGGTTTTTCTGCGACATCTCGTAGTTCAGATTCGACTCGCCAACGGCGCCCACGAGGGTCTTGTTGCGGGCAGTCGGGTTTGATCTGGCAGGGTTCAGTACGGCACCGACGCGCTGCGCTGCCTGAGCAGCCTCGATCTCGGGTGCTCGCTGCCACGACTTGGCGCTTTCTTCCTGCGCGATCCGGGCGGCACGTTTTGCCAGCGGCTGTTGCACGAAGGGTTCAGCGGCTTTGCTGACAGCACCACCGGCCACGCGCATGGCGTTGGTGGTCTGAGCCAGCGCAGGGCCGGCGATTGCGTTGAGGGGAATGCCTGCGCCGCCCAGCGTCGGGGGAATCTTCAGGTCCTCTGCGGTGCGGCCGAGGGCTTGGAGCTGTCGTGCTTGCGCCTCGGTGTACACCGGGAAAGTCAGGGCACGTTGAACAGTTTGGCCGGTCTTTTTGCCGCCCAGCAGTTCACCCCAGGCGCCAGCAATCGTGGCCGGGGCGCCGGTGATGACCGTTGCCGCCGTCAGAGGCAGGCTCACTGCCGACTCAAGGACGCCCAGCTCACGCTCAGGAGTCGTCAGATCGGGCACAGGCTGGCCGTCCTGACCGGGAATCTGAGCAATCAACTCCTCACGGGTCGGCTTGCGACCGCCCGGAATCTGCTCATTCCATCGAATTTTTGACAGGTCGATTGCAGGAGCAGCATCCCACTGAACTTTTGCGGCATCAATCGACATAGTCCACACTCCCGTCGCTGTACTGTACAACTTTGCGCCCGTCGAGTGTACCAGTACGAGTCACAGTGCGCGTGGGTTTTTCTTCGGCGGCCTTACGAGTCGTAGTGCCCTTTTCACGGTCTTGCAGATAACGATCAAAGCCTTCCAGTTTGGACTTGATCTGCTCGGCGTTGTCATACTGACCCGGCAGGAACCGGTTCATTGTTGCCATTTCCTGCGCGGACTGCGCAGTACCCGCACGTTCCTTGATCACGCTGGAAATGATGTTGTAGACATACGAGCGAGCCGCACGTTCTTGTTCTGTGTCCATTCGCCCAACAAGAGATTCACCGATCACGGTGCTTCCACCCAAGCCCCGGCCAAGGCCGAACGCCTCAGGCGCTTCCTTGATCGCATCCAGTGCGCCTTTAATTTGGCTGCGCTGCTGGTTGATTGCGAGTTTCTCTTTCTGCACCGCCTCACTCGGCTTGGCTTGCAACGGCTGCGCGGGCGCTGCGGGGGCACCGGCAACAGGAGCTGCGCCAGGGGCCTGTGCGACTCGGGCCACGGGCATTTCTCCGGGCGACAGGCGCGATGGGAGCGCGACAATGTTGCCACTGGCGTCCTGCTGATACACGACGCCCTGACGCTCGCGGTCCAGTCGAGTCTGCTCTTGACCGATGCGATCCTGCTCGTAGGGCGACATGGTGACTGCGGCAGTAGAGCCGGGCACCACCGTAGACGATCCACCAAGTCCAGGAGTCTGAAGCAAGCGCACTTGACCGCCCAAGTTCTGCGAAGTTGTCGTGGGCTTGTTCAATTCCATGAACTTCTCGGTGCCCAGTTTGGACTGGTTAATCAGTTGAGCAAACGCCTGCGGGCCAGCAGCAATGGCTTGTTGAATGCGAGCCATTGACTGATCAGCCGTCACACCTCGCGCAGCCAATGCGGGGCCGAGAACTGGGTCAGAATGATTGGCCTGATGCCACGCCATGTATTGCTGAGGGGCGTTCGGATCAGTAGGATCAAGAGTGTCCAGAAAAGCGCGGGACTGCTTGAGCTTGGCGTCCACCAGCTCCGTGCGGGCCTTTTGTCCTTCCAGCAGTGTCTTTTCAATACCTGGCAGCTCGGAACCAAACCCACTAGCGGCAACAGTCGAGCGAAGTTTGTTGACGTCGATTTCACCTGTTTCTGGGTTGTACGCTGCCTGATAGGCGGCATTCAGCGCGTTCGTAGATGCGTCTTTACGCTGTGCGGTGGACAACTGATACTGAGCCAAAGCGTTTTGATTGCGAGCATTTTGAATTGCTGCGATCTGGCCGTACTGCGCCAACATATTGGGCGCCTCAAGCTGTTTGACGCCCAGTGCGATAGATGGATCGAGTGCCATGTTTAGTACCCCACACCGCTGAAGTTAGCAGGCGCATACCGATTGGTATTGAGCGCATTCAGAAGGTTGTTCTGAGTGTTGTAGTTCAGGTATGTGCTCAAACCACCCGTCAACGCATTGGCCTGACCGACTTGACCGGCAGCTTGCGCAGCAGCGCCGCTGGTCATCAGATTGCCGACGTTGCCTGCCATCGTTTGACCTGCTTGTCCCAGCGTATTGGCTGTCGTTTGACCGACACCGGCCAGCGATTGCAGCGGTTGCAGACGAGCGCTACGCTCGGTCTGGTAGCGGTTAAATGCGTTTTGGTACTCTTGCGAGCCAAGGTCTTGACCGTAACGCTGGGCTGCTTTGAGCGCAGACCCGGAGATCAGGCCACCACGGGCTGCCGCCTGGCGGTCAAGAGCTTTCATGCCCTCAGCCATTCGGAACGAATAGCCAGGGTCGGCTTGGAACTGAGACATTCCGAATGGTGTGTACTCGGTCGCCAACGGAACCAGCTTGTTCAGAGCAGTCTCGCCAGCCGTGAGCCACGGCTTCATCATCGCCTGCTGTTCTTGCCACTGCTTGTATTGCAGATCGGCAGCGCGATTGGCTGCACTAGCTTGCGTTTCCGCAGCACCACTGGCGGCGTTGGCGCCGATCAAAGAACTGCCGACTACGGCTCCAGCTACCCAAAAAGTCATGGCGACACCTCGATCTGTTCGTTTCTCACCTTGTTACCCAAAGCATACATTGCATTGGGGTCTTCTTCAACCAACTGCTGCTCGGCATCTTCGACTGTCGTTGCGTCAGTCACATGAAATGTCATAGCCAGCGTGTCGGTCACTGCGTAAACCGCCCGCTTGGTGCCAGGTTTGCTCAAGAACAAATGAGGGCCTGTAACCTCTTGCGCGTTACCTTCACCGTCGGTGATCTGTACAGTCCCCGACACGATGAGGTAGAAATGTTCTTTCTTATGGACTTTCCCGACTACCAGTACGCCAGCATGACGAAACACCTCACGGCAGTACATTCCTGCGTGGAAATAGTGCTTTGTCTCTGGCTCGTACTGTGGTAGTTTTGAAACTTCCTCTTGCAGGATTTTAACCTTGTCCCGCATGTTAAGGGAAGGGGCTACCTCGAACCCTTTGCCATAAGAGAACGTCAAATTCATTGGGTAACTTCACGTCCACTGACGCGCATGTTGATCGCGCTGGCGGTGCCAGCAATCGTGGAAATGAAGTCGCCATTTCCCAATACCTGTCCGACCAGCTCGGGGAAGGTGTACACCTCGGCGGGTTGCAGGGTCTTGGTCTTGGTGATCAGGTTGATGTTGCCAGCCGAGCCAGAGGACGTCACCAGGTTGACCGAGATCGTCGCAGCCGTGGCGCTGTAATTGGTCGCCGTGAACTTGTCGATGATCGTAGTCACGTTGCTGGCCGTGTATTGGGTAGTCTGGGTGTTCTCCACGGTCTTGCCGGGGACGAGGACTTTGACGGTGACAGTCATAGGGTTTCTCCTTATTCGAGCATGAGGTAGCTGCGGTTGTCATTTTCCCAGCGACCGGATGTGCCGTTGTAGATCAGCTTATCACCATCGGCAGGGCTGGTGATGAGTACGTCCGACAGGCTACTGATCGTCGGCAGGAACGTGGGGCGCACGAACAGCGAGCCGCTGCCGCCTGAGCCAGCGTTGACCACAGCGGCCACGATGACCTTGGCGCTGGGAGCAGTCGGCTCTACGTTGGTCAAGCCGCCGGTGTAGGACGGGTTGTAGTACAAGATGTCGCCATCAGCCCATGTCTCACCGACGCTGGCGCCGGTCGTATTGATGCCGCGCACCAGACCAAACGCCGTGACGTAGCCAAAGTCATTGTTGGGTATGTCCATCGTGGCGACGCCCATGATGGACTGGCCCTCAGTGATGCCAGTCGAAGATGGGGCGCCAGTCAAAACACCAGACGCGCCCACGGAACCCGTAAACATAATGCACTGGCCGTCAGTGATGGCTGCGCTGGCTTTGATGCGGTAGACCATTTCCATGCCGGTTTGCAAGACCACACTGTCGTAGCCCATGCCGATGTCAAGGCAGCCATCGCCGCTGTTCCAAGCAATCTGGCCTGGCTGCACAGACACACCGGCGTTCTGGTTGAACCCGATGAAGTCCATGTAGTCTTTGTTCATCGGCGCCATCGTGCCAAGCTGGGGCTGGGCAGCGGCTGACTCCAGATCATTGACGCGCTTTTGCAGCTCGGCAATCATTGCCAGCAGGCCGTCCTGCGAGGGCGTCACCAGCAGCTCGTGAATCTTGTTGGTCGTGTGGCCGTTGACCTCATCAATCGTGACGGGCGGCGGTCCCTTTTGCAAGTCGTCCACGGACACACCTGTGCCGCCGGACACTTGGTACAGCGACAAAAAGAACATGTACCATTCACGCGAAACAGTACCCGTCCTCGGGTCGATGAACGCAACCCGAGGAGGTGTGATTGGTACGGCTATCGGATTAGGCATTGGTCGGACTCAGCAGCAGTTCGGCGCCCATGATGGCAATCTTGACCGGATCGGTCATCGACACCTCGTACACACGGTCGCGCAGCTTTTGGGTCATGCCCAGACGACGCCAGATCACGCGCTTGCCGTACTCACCGATGCGGCCGATGCTGACCCAGTGCTCGTTGGACCACGTGTGGCCGCCGTCATCGCTCCAGCGCAGCATGACCTGCGGGTCGCTGCCTTGGCCGAGGTTCAGGCCCACGCCCGACTCCAAGTCGAGCTGGAGGCTGTGGTGCGCCGTGCGCTTTAGGTTATTTTGGCCTGTGGGCAGTGCTCGCCAGGTGCGCAGCCATTTCTGGATAGCGCCGTTGTCGCTGTACACATCCAGATCGAAGGCGTAGATGTTGGCGTTCTCGTAGTCACCCACGATCACTTCATTGTTGAAGAAGACCTGGCAGTTGCTGCGGTGGCGGGTGAACTCGCCATTGGAGAAGCCTGCGCGTTCATGCCACGCTTGAGTCGCTGCGTCGTACACCCAAGTGGCATTGGCCTCGGGGAACGTCAGGACGTAGAAGCTGTGCCCATCTTGCTGGTAGGTGTAGCCGATGGCGTCCGTCAGGTTGCCGTACTGCTGAATCTGCCACTCGATAGCATGGGTCGAGATGCGAGAGCCGGTGTAGCCGTTGGCCCGGTAGACGATGCCCTGACCACGGGCGTCTTGGCCCAGCCAAAACAGGCCGTTGTCCATCTTGGCAATCGAGTACGGGGCCACGCAGCCCAGCTCGTTAAACGCACCTTCGATGCGCGACAGCGGGAAGTCAGCGTTGCCGCTGTCGTACCAGACCTCGACCGAGTTGGTGCCCAAGACCCAAAGCTGGCGGTGGTCCACGATGATGCCGACCACGCCATCGGGCGCACCCTCGGCGCTGGCGAACTCCAGCGGGTCGATGCTCAGACCGTCCAGCAGGGCCGTCACCCAGATGCGCTGGCTGTTCGGCTCGTTGAAGACGAAGTAGCCGTCCAGATAGCCCACGGTCACGGCGCCGGGGAAATCGGCGTCGGTGATCTGGGCAAACGCATTGGTCGTGGCGTTGTAGATGTAGCTCGGGCCATTGCAGGCGATAAAGAGCTGTGTGCCGTTGTCAGCCATGCTGACCGGGCCACTGGTGCCCGACACCGTGCCGATGGTCGTCACGTTGTAGTCGGTGTCCACCTTGTAGAGCTTGTCGCGGCTGACGACGTACATGTAACCGCCATAGGCCCACAGGCCACGGATCGGGCCAAGGCCGACAGACGCGAGCTGGCGCAGGCCGGGGGCACGGTTCAGGAACGCTGGCTCCTTGCCCGCCTCGGGGACAATTTCTGGAAACAAATTAATCATCCTAGCGTCCGCAGCGTTGACACTGCGGGCCACATAGGTTGAACCGAGGATGGGCGTCTTCATCAGAAGTTACCGGCGTAGATGTTGAAGCGCTGACGGTTCGCCACGATACCGTAGGGCATCGACATCACATCGTCAGGGTTGTTGATGCGCTTCAAGTTGCGCTTGCTGGTCATGGCGATGCGCTGCACCTGCGGGGACGGCTCAACGCCAAACTCGGGCGCGATCTCCATCGCCAGGTTGTAGGCAAACGCCCGCATGTAACCCGGCGGAAAATGCAGCTCAGTTGCCAGCGTGGCAGGCTGTGTCAATTCTTCGACAGAGATGAAGTGCCACTCAAGCGTTTGCGTCGGCTTGGGGTAGACATACATCTCAATGTCAGGGTACGTGTTGTTGACAAAGATCACCTGCGGAAACGTCGAGGTCGCCGTCTTGACAGCGATGCCGTCGTACTGGTCCTGGTTGATGAACTTGATGCCATACGACACGCCGCTGGGGGCGATGTAGTACGTCGAGTCCAGCAGTTGCACTGGGCGGTTGCCCACGAAATCACCGCTTGGACCCAAAGTGCGCGTGATCTCGCTAGACGGCCAGCTAAAAATCTGATCCTGCGTCGAAAACACGGACAGACGTTCCGTGTTCCACGAGTCGATCATCTGGTTGAGCGCAACCAGCGCGTCTTGCGAGGTGTCCGCTGACGCCGTTTCACCCTCGGCAAGGACTCCGAGCAGGCGCAGTGCCCGGTTAATTTGATCGCCAGCGGTCGTAGCCATTTCAGTTTCCTTCGGATTCGTCGCTTACCGGCTCACTGCCGTTGGGCTGTTCGATAGGTTGTTCGGTCACTTTGCGGGTGTACTTGCGCTTGGGCGCTTCAGCCACCGGCTCGGGTGCCGCTTCAGTCGGTTTTTCGACAGGCGTAGGCGCATTGTAGCGCGTCCAGCCATTTTTTTCATCCTGCTCAAGTTCCAATTCGTTGGTTGCAACTTTAGCGCCATGAATGGGGTGTACGAGTACGACGTTCATGTGAATCTCCATGTGAAAACGGGGCCGAAGCCCCGTTTCAGGTCAGCCTAAAAATTAGGCAATTTTGTACACAGACCAAGCTGCGTCACCTGTCTTGCGGAACAGGAAAGCAGCGCTGGACGTGACGGCCACAGCGACAGCAGCGTTGCCGCCGTCGGTCAGGCCAGTGCCCATCGACAAGGTAACGGCGCCAGAAGAGGTGCCCTTGTTGACGATGTTCAGTTGGAACGTGCTGCCGACTTTGGCGCTGGTCAGCACTGCGTCGATAGCAGCGGCTGTGGGCAGCGTGTAGGTAGCAGCAGAGGTGCTGGGATCAGCAACCAGAACGCCGCCAGTAACTTGAGCAGCAGTCAGGGTTGCAGTTGCGGTTGCAGTCTGCGGAGCAGAGCTGTAACCCATAGTCAGTTCGTTCAGGTTACCGTCGCCGAGTTGGTAACCACCACCACCGTTAGGGAGAGCCATGATAATTTCCTTTGAAAAATGAGTTCAGAAAATGGGGGCCGAGGCCCCCGGTTTCAGATTAGCCCCACATGCGGACGGCCATCTGCGGACGGATCGTGTTGTAGCCGTACAGGACGTCAACACGGCACGGCATACGGTCGTTGTTGATGTCGTACTGGCGAACCACACGCAAGCTGATGCCATTGTGGACAGCGCGGCTGGCCATGTCAACGCCCTGGGGCAGCAACAGGTCAGCGGTAGCGAAGGCGATGGCGTCCTTGTGGTAGGCCATGTTCTGCGCGTAGGTAGAACCGGAAGCGCCAACGAACACAACAGCAGCGCCGGAAGCGGGGAACGAGTCCACGGTAGCCAGGGCGTTGGCAGAAGTGTAGATCGGAGCCACGGTGATGCTACCAGCGCCAGAGCCGTCCAGAGTCACGTCAGCCAGAGCGACGAACTGGAACAGAGAGCCGGTGGACTCACGGGTCTGGGGGTTGACAGCGTAGCAGCCAGCCACGGTGAACACGTCACCGATCTTGACGGTGTCGCCGTTACCAGCGCCGGTGATGGCGATGGTGGTAGCGCCTTGATCCGACACGGAAGCGGACAGAGTGCCGCCGGTGGCGTCACGGGTACCGCAAGTGAACGACTTGATGGACTGGCTCATGTTGACTTCTTCGTAGCCCAGAACCTGCTCGCCCATCATGCCGTTCTTGAACTGGCGGGAGATCACGTCGGTGGGGTTGAAGAAACCGGACAGGCCGTTCACCAGAGCAGCGTTAGCGGCAGGGTTCACGGTCAGGTAACGAGGCGACATGGTGGCGGCGTTCTCGTTCAGTTTCTGCTGGGCTTGCAGCATCACCAGAGCGGTGGCGGGCGTGGTGCCGGGGGTACCAACGCTGTTGCCGATCTGTTTGAATGCGTTAGCGACATCAGCGTCCACGGTGGAGGCCAACTGGCTGATACGAGGCTTCAACACGCGCTCTGCGAAGTCGTCCAACTGCATGGTCAGTTCGGCAGAGGTGAAGTTGATGCCAACGTGCTTCTGGGAAGCCACAGTCAGGGTGGTGTACTGTTCGTTGTCGTCCTGAGCTTGCAGGGCGGCACCGTCAGTCACCAGAGCGCGGTCGGGCAGGCGGATACGCAGGGTAGAACCGATTTTGGCGCCTTCAACAGCGAAGCTGTCGTCGTACTGGCGGTTCACGTTGCGGGTGATCACCAAGTTGTTCTCGAGG